GTGCCGAATCAATAGCTGGTGCTATACTAGGGGTTGATTGTGAGTCAACAGTCTTAGCTCTTTGTAGTTGTTTCTCTGCTAAGGCTGCGTAATAATCACCTTTAGTAGCAGATTCAGTAATAGGGATAGCGAATACAGATGCTAGTCTTAACTCTAGTAGCTCTGTGAAGTAAGCAGGGAAGTGTGCCTCGTCTGGCTTGTATGTATAGTCCAGAACCATTGTTGTTTCATCAGAGTATAGCTTGTCTGCATAAATCTGAAAGTTATGGTTTCCATAATCTACATGTTGAGCTACTAAGAAGTCAGTAGGTAGTTGATAACCGTATTTCCATTGACTTATCGGTGTAGATGTTAGCCTAGATAATGTAGCCTTACTTGATGCAAATCTCCAAGGGTGGAGTGATAGTACGCTCTCAAGTGTAGGATGATATAAGTTAGAAGCAATCAACGCTGCTGTTGAGTCCTCAGTAAATGATGAAATAGTGCTTTCACCTATCAACAATAAAGCATTAGATGCTATGTCGATGTCCGTATAGTTCTTAACTGCTGACATAATTAAAACCCAAGTTAGTTTAAGAAAGACCCCTCGTTAGAAGGGCCAGTCTTAAATCAACTCTTACTTAGTCTGAGTCAGTAGCAGTAACTACTAGAGCATTGTTAGTATCAACAACACCAGAGGCGTTAGAGCTTACTTGATAAATACCACTAGCTAATGTTCCACCAGTAGATGTGTTAGCCATAATTAAATCGCCAACTTGAACATCACCTGATACATCATTAAAGTAACCAGCTGTGTCAACTGTTGCTGTTGCATCAGCAGTTGAATAACCCCACAAAGTAGGGATAGCTGAGTTAGCTGAGGTGCTCATACGAGCAAAATTGCTGTTATCGAAAGCCATATTATTCTCCTATATTATTCAGTGATTTCTACTTTAACAATACCAGCTGTGTCGATAGTAACCGCACCAGCTTTGTATTTACCTAGAGATAACCATGAAGTTTTCTCAGGGATGTAGTTCACTTCTGTTGAAATGTCTAAACCAATAGCACAACCGATTGATGACTTATGGAACGCAAAACAGTCACGAGTTGTTGAAGCTAATGTTAAACCGCCCTCTGCACGAGTCTCCATCATAACGATGTTGAATCCCATGAAAGTATTAAGCTCACCAGACATCAATGCACGAACAGTCGCATAGTCAGCTGAAGTAGCCTTCTCTTCATTTAACAAGTCTTCAATACCTGCAGCAGAAGTCAATAAGATACGGTCATCCATAGGAACGCCATTATCGTTTAGAGTCTTCGCAGCTGAAGTAATCTTAGCTACTGTTAAACCTGTAGAACCATGAGAAATAGTTGAACCTGCTGATAAAGCATCAACGATTAACTGGTCAGCTCTACGACCCATTGCACCCGCAATAGTCTGTGCTAACTCTCTGCGCTCATCGAAGTTTACTTCGGCAGCATCAAAGATGTCAGTGTACTCACCAGCAACCCAGTTACCAAGGGTACAAGCTACTTTAGAGTGTGAAATATCCATAGGTGTTACATCTGTTTGGCTAGCCTTTTGATTTGCTAAACCTTTACCCATGGTACGAAAGTTGTAAGTATCACCTACAACACCTGCTCTCATGCGAACTGCATCACGCAATTTACCTGATGTTTGGAACGCATGCTTTACTTCAGCATCAAACTGAGCGGAAGCTGCACTACTTAAATTGATAGACATAATGTCTTCTCCTTATGAATTAAAAAATTAATCTTACTTTTTCTCGATTCAAGTAGCCTGTAAGGGTTGAATCTAGCACTTTAGAGGTGCTTAAACTACCAATACAGGCCTAAAAGAAGGGTGTCTGTTGGCTCGATTATATCAAAACACAACACTTATGGGTGGTTATTTTAAGATTTCACTGTATTGCTAGGCGCAGAACCATAGTAATCCCTGAACTTAGCCTCTACTTCTGCTCTAAATGAAGGGTTTGACTCGTATCTTTCATCTCCAATCATCTCATAAAGCTTCTGTTCAGTCATACTATCAACAGGTTTAGCTGTATCAGGTGCGCTTACTTGAGTTTCCCTAGACATTTGTCTCATCTTCTCAATCAAATGGAAGCCTGCAGCAGTAGTTGCCATAGATTGTAGAGTTGCATACTCATTCTCATCTAGGTTTGCTTGACCCCAGTGTGTAATGTCTTGTATTCTTTGCTGTGCATTATCACCAATCTTCTTAACCTCTTCTTCTACATCAAGGTTTTCCATCTGACCAGCAGTATTCTCAACATACATGTTCAGTAATTTAGTGTGTGCATCCTGTGATAGACCTGCTTCCTTCGCCCACTCACCAAACTGACCAAGTAAAGGGTCATCATCAGGGATTGTATATCCTAGTTCTTCGTTAAGCTCTACCTTGTAACCGTCTTCAGGTGCGCCAGTGAATGAACCTAACTTAGATTCTAGTCCTGCGTATGCCTGTGCTTGGTCTGATACTGTCTTATACTTACCAGTTTTAAACCAGTCTGGTGTATCACCCTCACCATTAACACTCTCTGATAACATCCAACCTTCTGTTGATTGCTCTACTGTTCCTTCTTCTTGAGTAGCTACTTCACTACCTAAAATTGTTTCTTCTTGTTCGCTCATACATTACTCCACATAATTAATAATCGCCTTTCTCTCTACGTTTAATACAGGACTGAAAAAATCTAATGACACTGTTCTGCCCCTCTCTAAAGTAACCTTGTCCTTCTGTTTGACCAGGGCTACATACTGGTTGTCTAATAAACCTCTCATCAAGATGTTCCATCAGCTTCTTGCCACTGGCTGTCTTGAACACTGAAGCTATTAGAGCATCTAGTTCTTTACCTTTATCATTCAAGCTCACCTCTCATTGCAGCATCTGCTACCTCTGGATTCTCTGCTGCTTCTTTAGCTAACTCTGGATTCTGCATTGCCATCTCTGCCATCTGCATTGCCTTAGCTTCTTGTGCTTGTGCTTGTTTCATTTGCTCACGTTGTTCTTTGCTGCGAATAAGCTCTGGTGCTACACCTAGTAACTTACCAATATGCTCAGGGAAAGCTTCAAGGTCTAGTCCTATAGTCAACGCCTCTTCACCTACCATGCCTGCAAACTGTACGAACTGTGCTAGTTTATTAACTTCATCCATGTCTTGCTGTTGAGCAAGTGGTGAGATAACTTTAATGTCAATGATTTGATTACCAACCTTGATGTCTGGCACATGTCCATTACGTTGAAGAATATCAATAGAACGCTTGATAACCTTGTTGATAAACTCTTTCTGCAATCTACCAAACGATGAACCGATGTCACTCATTAGCTCTTGTTGTCTAATACTAATCTCTGTTGCTGACTTGGTTGGCCCTGTCACTGGTCCTAGTTGGTCATGATACAAAGCCATACGGATATTGTTTCGTAACTCTTCAAGAATAAGTTGTGATACATTGAAGTTACCACCTGAGCTTAACATCTCTAATGAGCCTTGTTGGGCTACTGGGATGACTGAACCTGGTGCTGTGTTCACAGTCCAAGGATTAAGTACACCATCGTCAACAGCTGTATATACACCAGCAATCTCTTTCTCTGCATTGTTTAATACAAACTTAACAACCTCGTTAGCTGTCTTGATGTCTGGTAGTGCAGACATAACAGGTCCACGACCATACCGCTCACCTGCTACCTTAGACCATCTGAATACAACCCAAGGGCTAATGTCATAGTAGTCTTCAAACACAACATGCTTTGTTGACTCTTCTATAATCACATACTCATAGTTATTGTTCTTAGCGTTATAGATAGTGCCTTCAATAACAGACACTAAATCATTAGGCTTCTCTTCAATGATTCTTTTGACTTGTGTTGATACTGTGCCTAGTGGCCAGATACGAAGTATGTCACGCGCTGGTACACCATGCTCTCTAAATACTGTCTCAACAGTTCCTTGAGGACCATTCTCTAGTATGAGTTGTTTGATAGGTACAGCAGTGAACTTCAATAGATTGTCACCTTCACCTTCTTCAAGTAACAAAGCACCTGTGCCTACTGCTAAGTCTAAGAAAGCTTCGTTAGCTTCTGTTGCTAAGTTAGATTGATTAATGTAACTGAACAATGTATTTGTCATTTGTTCTAGCTCACCATCGACTTGGTTCTGTTGCTCTTTAGGTATTGAACTACCTGCTGATAACTTCGCCCACTTCTTGAATGGTGGTATCAGTGTTGACTGTAGTCTTGATGCAAACCTCTGTGTTGCAATCAATGCTGTTGAATCATAGATACGTGTATTCTTCTTAACACCTTGCTGAACATTGTTGAACACTTCTCGTTGAGGTAATGCGTATTCATAGCACTCTCTCCAGTGTGTTTCCCATGTAGCACGATGTGCCTTTGCAGACTCGAACCTCTTTACAAAAGACTCTACTGCGACTTTGCTCTTCTTATTCTTTGGCATGTTTATCCTAGTGTTTTACTACGGTCTTCTGATATAAGTGATGAACGACCTCTTGACCTTGCTCTTGTTGTTCTGCCTATAATTGCTGCAGTGCCAGCATTTCTCTTAGCTATTACTGCCTTTGGCACTCCACCTGCTGCAGCCTTAGTACCAATCTCTTCATTGACCTTATCTACCACTGCCTTTGCTGCTGGCTTCTTAAATAGTTTTGTTATTGCACCCATACTACACTCCTAATTTGTCTTCTAGTCCACTAGGTGAGCCAGATAATAATGTTTGTTTACCGAACCTTCTACGCTTTAGAGCTTGTAGTCTGTTCTTCTTCTCATAGGTTTCTTCTCTTTGCTTCTTTGCCTGTAACTTCTCAGCATCTACTTGAGACTGTGACTTAGCAGGTGTACTACTCTTAAACATAAAACTCATTTGTTACTCCTTAAATAATTATATAGCTGTTTAGGTGTTACCACCCACCAGGCTCTAATACCTAATAAGTGTTTCATTGTACTAACACAAGTCATCAATCCCCTGAAAATGAACCGATTATCATTGTGCTTACTAAAATACACTAATTTCTGTCCGTCTTCAAGTATTTTAGCTGGAAAATCAACCTCATTACCAAAAGGTAACACCTCTACTTCTAAGCTCTGACCAAGTGGGTCAACAACAATCCAGTTGTAACCATCCCATGTGAAGGCATAACAATGTCTGTACTCTTCACAAGTAACAATATCCCAGAAGTTCTGTCCTCTCCCATTAACAAATGCAATGTACCAACCATCTAACGCATCCATGAGATGTCAGCTTTAGGTTGTACTCGACTCTTAGGCCTGTCTGCTCTGTAAGATACAGCAAAGTACCTAAAAGCATCAGCATAATGTGAACTCCAATCGTGAAGTGGATGGGGTTTATACACGCCTTTCTTCTCATCAAACTCTTTACGGTATCGTCTCAAAGCATTAAGGCCATCTTTACACTCTGTCTTATGAAAGTAACACTTAGGTAGTATCTGTCTAACAGCATGTATCCCATCTTCAATAGTAAGCTTAGGTGCAATCCTGAAGTTGATACCCATCTTACGAGCTGACTCTAGTCTTGATACACCAGTGCCTAGTTCTCTCACACTAATATCATGTGGTGCGTAGTGTTGGCCCATAGTAACCTGACTCTTATTACGCCAGTCATGTATGTAATTAACATAGAACTGTAGTCCTTCACCCTGGTTCTCATAAGCATGTACCACTCT